AAAGCATATGGTCAAAGACCAGAAGTTAAAGAGAGAAGAAAAGAATATAATATTCAAAGAATAATTAAGGAATCACAAAATGACTTCAAAAGTTTGGGATAAGCAACACGGAGGATCGCACTACCAAAATTTTAAAATTCAACCAAGTAAGTTTGTGGTTGAAAATGAGTTGCTTTTTCCGGAAGGCTGCGCTATAAAATATATCTGTCGTCACCGACTAAAAGGAAAGAAGGAAGATATATTGAAGGCAA